CGTGCCCACAAAAAAACAGTGCCACGGTACGGAACATGCCGTGTCACTACCCGCTCGTACACTCCTGGGAGCTACTATGCCTGCTGGAGTGTACTCTGCGTGTGGACTGCGCTTTTACCGGCGTAGTCACAGTGCTGCGATAGTACTCTTCAATGGTGCGCATCATATCGTCAGTCTCTTCGAATTGTCCATGGTACTAGACAAGGTGTCTGGGCGTGATTCGTCACGCTATACCCGCGCGTCCATCGCGCGTCTAGCTGCCGAACGGAAATTTACAACCAGCCCCGAGTTGCTACTCGAGCTGGCTGTTGAGATCGACCGGTGTGAAGCCTCTGAGCTTGTGACCATCCCGTCACGGCCCATTGAAGTCCACCGGGGGTGGACGAAGTATTTCTATCCAACCCGCGCTGAATTAGACGCCACCATCTCCGCGTATCGCGCCGGGATGGGTGCCGTCGTCAGCGGGGCCCGATACTTCTATGCCGCCCTCGCGTGTGTACTTGCCAGCCTTCTACCATGGCCCTATTTCTGGCCGACAGCTGAGTCACGTGTCCTGCCTTGTTTGGCACCGACCGGGCTCGCTGATTATGGACATGGTAGTTGGGTGGATTGGTGTGCGCGTGCAGTGCCCTGGGCCTTGTGTCCTGAGCCGCGCTACACTTGGCACCTCACGTATGGACCCTTGACGTGGTTGTTCAGGTTTTTCTTATTACTAGCTGCCGCACAAATGGTTGTGTTGGGCGCTAATGCACAACAAAACCATCAGGGGGTCGATCCAGTGCGAGCCTGGCTCTCTGAGTATCCCAGTGCTCCGTGGACACAGTTTAATTACAGTGGACCACTGCCTGTCGATTTTGCCCTGCCGTCGGTGAAAAGTAATAAGAAACCAGTCGAGAGACTAGCTGAAGACTGCGAAGTAGTCGTCAGTGACAGCAAAGTCCGCCCTTTTCGTGAAGGTGAGAGTGGACTCTTCGCTATTGGAATTGTTAATTCCAACCGTGTGCCCCTAGTTTACCAGGCGTGTACAGAAAATATGGAG